AAAGGGTGCTGTAAGAATAGCAAAAATGCCATTCCGCGCGGTTGGAGGTGTCGCCGCAAAAGGTGTCCGAGGTGCTGCAAACGTATCCGGTTCTCGAAACCTTGGGGGAATGGCTGAATGGGCAGAAAAAAACCCAGGAAAACTCGGTGCTGGACTTGCCGGACTTGCTGTTGCGGGTGGTGGTGCTGGGGCTGGTGGGGTAATGTTTATGCGTCGCCGTCGTAGCAAAACCGGAAAAATGATTGTTGAACAAGTGAGACGCTAATGATTATCGTTCGGAGGGTCATACATAGAAGCTCCGCATTGTTTCAAAAAGCATTGATGCCCCGTGGTTCCGGTTTTTACGACGGACACAGCTCTGGATCTCTTGACGCTTTTGTCAGTCATCAAAAGTGGAGGAGAAACGCTGATAATGAGTCATTGCAAGCAAAAAAAAATAGAGAACATAATAGATATGAAAGACGACTTGCTAAGTTAAAGGCTCAAAAGCAATATTGGACGTCTAGGGACTTGGCTCGGCAACTTAAAGATCCTTGGGATGATTGGTTTGATCCCGAAAAAATTAATCGAACCGCACCAAATCAGCAAGTTCCTCCATCTACACGATTCCTTAATCCCAGTGTAGATGCTAGTCCTCCTCCACCCCCACAATCCCCAAACACTGCAACTAACTCCAAAACAGTACCTAAACCTGGTAGATCAAACTCAAAAGCAATATTAGCAGGTCTAGCTGCTGCGGGTTTAGTAGGTGCAGGAGCTTACTTTATCAGGAGACGAAAATCATCTAAAGGTAAACAAATTATTGAGAGGGTTAGACGCTAATGATTGTTGTCAGAAGGGTTAGGCACAAAGAATCCATTGCCAGTTTCTCTGGTCGTTATTGGGATTGGGATAAAGATGTTTGGGTAGAAGACCCGAAATACTCGCAAACAAATCCCAAAACAGTACCTAAATCTGGATCAAACTCAAAAGCGGTATTAGCAGGTCTAGCTGCTGCGGGTTTAGTAGGTGCAGGAGCTTACTTTATCAGGAGACGAAGATCATCTAAAGGTAAACAAATTATTGAGAGGGTTAGACGCTAATGCAAAAGACAAAAGTAGAGGTATACCGTGCCAATATTCTCTCAAATTGAAGTTAATAAATATCAGAAATATGCCAATTTTGGGGTAAAAACAGAAGTTGTTGATAGCGACCCTTGGGGTGGTGGATATCCTAAAAAAGCAAAGGGCGCTGATATTTTTGACAGAGTTGGAAATAGAGTTGCGGATTGGGCTGAAGCTCCTCATCAAAATGCGGTTAAGAAAGTGAATGACTCACTTAGGGAACAGCTTAAACAAAACTCTCGCGCAACCATTCATCCGGCTGACGCAAAAAAACTGACTGAACTTTATAATCGAGCGGAATCTTTTAGGAGACACTCTCGCTCGGTTGGAAAACTAGCTGTTGGCGGTGCTGCTGGATTGGGTCTACTTGCTGCGGGTGCGGCTGTCGCTGGGGGTGCAACGTTCATGCGTCGTCGTCGAACTAAAAAAGGCAAGATTGTTGTTGAACAAGTTAGGAGAAAACAATGATCATTGTTCGTAGGACTAGACCCGCCAAATCCGCGCTGTTTGCTACTTATGCACTTCCAGAAGGGCGTAGGAGTAAGGGTGATGACAGGAAACAAAGGAGGGCTACGAAAACATACGCAAGGCGTGGTTATGAACGGGGTTGGCAATCTTTGGATAGAGACTTATGGACAGGGAACCCGTCGAGAGTTATCCGTGTAGGAGGGGAGTCTGCAACTCCAACACCAAAATCTTATACCGAAAACTTAACCCCTCGTCAAAAAGAGCTAACACAAGAAGCTGAAAGACTGCGCCAGAAATTAAATGATTCTTTCAAGGAAACACAAGAAAGGGTAAATCAAAAAGTTCATGTAGAACCGCCTAAGTTTAACCTCACGGAAAAAGATGTACCTAAAAAAATACCAACAAAGCTATTACTAGCTGGTTTGGGTGTTGCTGGGTTGGTCGGTGCGGGTGCGTTCTTCACCCGAAGGCGTAGGTCTAAAAATGGAAAAATAGTGGTCGAACAAGTTAGGAGAAAAGCATGATTATTGTAAGACGAAGGGTAAGCAATGAAGCAAACTTTGGACTCGTTGATCTAATTAAAGAGCCTTTTCGTAAGTACGGGCGATATCTTGCTGAAAAGGCAAAGGATAGAGCAGGTGCAGCCATGCAAGAAGTTGTCAAGAATCCGAGTGCTGCTAACATTAAAAATGCTGCCAACTTAAACGCTGCCGCTAGTTGGGCAAAACAGAACCCAGGAAAGTTAGGTGCTTACAGGGTTGCCCCATTAGCTGCTGCTTTTATTGGAGGTGGCATGATTGCAGCCGGATCAAAAAGTTTCACCCGCCGTCGTCGTACCAAAAATGGAAAAATCGTTGTTGAGCAAGTGAATAGAAAATGATAATTATTAGGAGGATTCACAAAGCAGGATCAACTAACCGCCTAGCAGGATTTGGGCAAGGATTTGACGAGTCTTTTTCTAACTATTATCGAGACAAATCAAAGGAATGGGTTAACGCATCTGAGCAAGTTAGACCCCCACCCAATAAATATAGACTTGCTCGAGCACTGGGAATGGCCGCCAATGTCGCCATCCTCGGATCTTTTGCTTATGGGTATTTTACTAGGAGGAGACAAACTAAGAACGGTAAAATTATTGTTGAAAGAGTGAAAAAAAGATGATTGTTATTAGAAAAGTAAGATCAAGTCTATTAACAAAATTCAATCAACCCCGTGGCAAAGCGGGTGAATTTTCGGACTTGGATTGGGATAAAAAAATGAACACGATCTTAAAAGATCCTGTATATAGAAAAATAGACCCTGATGGTTGGAGAACAGTTGTTGATCGTCATTTTGGTCGAGATGCCGTAAACAGGGAATTGGGCGCTATTGCTAAATATTCTCCTCCTCCCAAACAAAACCCTCAATCAATTCAAAAAAACAGATTAAACCCCAAATTATTGTTAGCTGGTTTAGCTGCCACTACTGCTGTTGGTGCGGGTGCGTACTTTATAAGAAAACGCAAATCTAAAAATGGTAAACAAATTATTGAAAGGGTTAAACGATGATAATTATTAGGATAATATGAAACAAAAGAAACAAGATTTTAGTAAAGCCTTTACCCGGCGAATGTGAACTAAAAATGGTAAGATAATTGTAGAACAAGTTAGGAGGTGATGTAATTTGATTGTTGTTAGGAGGGTTAAACATCGAAATCAATATACAAATCATTTAACGGCTCAATTCGGATTTTATGATTGGGTCGGAAGAAAAGGAGGTGATGTTCTGGAATGGCAAATTAACAACTTTCAAAAAAGAAACCCGCAATATTACAATAACCCCGATTTCAAAAATGAGACAGATGAGTATATTAATCGAGTCAACAGATTCAGAGCCGATCCCCAAGAGAACCGTGCGTTTGGCAAGCGTATAGCAGGAATCTACGGGAAAATGGCTTTAGGAATTGCAGCTACTGGTGCTGTTGTCGGTGCTGGTATGTACTTTACTAGAAAACGAAAAACCAAAAATGGTAAAGTAGTTGTTGAGAGGGTGAAAAAACGATGATCATTATAAGAAGAATAAGATCCCCTTCTTTAGCTCAATTTGGTTTTAATCCGTTTGGTCGAATAGAACGGGTAAATAAAGGGGCAGAACGTCAAAGAATAACCTTGCAAAAGGCTTTAGATTCTGCAAAATCTGAGGGCAAAAATCTTCGAGATCCCAAGGTTTTAAGACAGGTTATGCTCCCTGTTGCCCAAGCCAATAAAGGTCGTACTGGCGGATCTGCTTTCACTCGAAGGCGGAAAACCAAAAAGGGCAAAATAATCATAGAACGGGTAAACAGAAAATGATTATTATTAGGAGGGTTAAACATCGAAATCAATTAGCTTCTTTCAATGCCTTACTATATGGTACGGCTGCAATTGGAGGTATAGGACTAGGTGCTTTATATGGTCGTAGTCAACTCAGGCAAAACAATAGAGAATACCTTGAAAAACGCCCAAAAGTTAAGCAAGGACTTCTCATCTTGACAAGACCTGAAGCTGCTATCGGTATCAGTGCAGGAAAAGTGTTTTCCCGTCGTCGCCGTACCAAAAATGGAAAAATCGTTGTAGAACAAGTTAGGAGGAAATAAAGTGGATTCACTTAGTCAAATTCAAGCAATCTTAGAGTCAACAACTTTCGAGGAAGTTCACGATTCAGCAGAAACATTTTCGGCATTTCTTGAATTAGCTCAATCTGCCCTTGATCAAGAGGATAGGGAAGTTTTGGGCGAAGAAGAAATGGATGATGTAATCGCTGAAGGGATTGAAGATTTTGCTTCTACTCTTTATCAAATTTTTGGAATTGACGTAGAAGAATCTCGAATGGAAGATGAAGGCGAGATGGAAGAATATGCCCAAAACATGGGATATGTTGCTTCTTTTTCTCAGGGATTTGGTCAAACTTTAGCGGGTTTGATTGAGCAACGTTTCAACTCAATTGATGATGGTGTTGCTGTTGTCAGTGAAATCACCGGATTAGACGGGCGAGATATTTCTAGCCTGTTTGATGGGACGCTGGCAATCGAACCCGAAACCGCCGCCGAATTAGCAGACGCTTTTCAGTTAAACGGTCAAGATTATAACGATTTCGTTAATCTGGCTGCCAATGCTTTTACTGAGTTAGGGGGATCTCCCAATGATTCTTATTCCCTCAGTGAAGGCATTCATGCTGAACCCGTTGTCACCATGAATGCTGACATCGGACTCCGTGCCGAATTTGAAGCCCTCAAGGAACAGCAAGCCATTGGTGAAACACTCCGAGCTATCGAGCGCCAATGTGATCAGATGATTGCCAATGGGATTTTAACAACCCATGAGCGCCGTTTACTGATTGGAGAATTTGAGACGGGCCAAGATCGGACGGCTCAATTTTCCTCGGCTTGTGAAGGGTTAAGCGTCCCACCGGGTCAACAGTTAGATCGTCTGCAATATTACCTTTATATTGCCAACGCTCGCGGCCCTATCGCTCAATTTGGACAAATGGCTAACGACCCGATTGACACAGACTTCTCCCATGAAGATGTGCAGTCCATTCAATCATTCCGCACCCGCAATGGATACGTTTAGGAGTAACAAATGAAAGTAACCCGTTTTTATTCAGACCCCCCAGTTATCGCGGTTAATACCAATACCGAAGCCGCGTTTTCTTGCTGCTTAGAGGAGTCGGACATCCCATCTATTGCAGGATCTAAATCCGTTCCTGCGGGTGTTTTTCTTGCTAAGAAATCTACAGGCGGTCATCGTCCTTTAGGTCGGGCTAAGATTCTCGCTCCCTATGTTTCCGGCGAAACTGTTGTAATTGTGGAATGCCCCCAGGTTTTCAAGATTGGAGATGTACTTCGCTACATTGCAGCACCAGGGGTTTCACGGTACACAGAAGAAACCGCTATTCGTGCAGCTACAGCCCCGCTATTTGGGACTGTGACGGGTATTGATTCTTTGACTCAAAGACAAGTTACAACCGTTACCTTTGCTTCGGTTGCTGTTGGCAATATCTTTACCGTTTCCATCAATGACGCTCCGATTTCATTCGTTGCCACGGCTGCATCAAATCAGAACGTTGCCGATGGTCTAAAAGCGGCTATCACCAAAGCACAATCTGGGTCTTCTCCCTTAGAAGAAATCCGAGTAACAACTCCGGGCGGTGTTTTGACACTGACTACAGACCAGGAAGGAATCATCTTTACCACGGCTGTAACGGTAGCTCAGGGCGTTGCTAACACTCTAGGGACTGCGGTTGCTGATGTGACCACTGCAATCGGAACCTTGACGATCACCCCTCAAAGTGGTAACGCCTCCCTAGCTATTGGAGCCAAGATCGGCACGATTGGGGATGTTGTTGTCGGAGTGTTGAATAGCACTATCTCGCTCTATGACGGAGATCAGTTTATCGCTCCATACTCAGGTGGTGTCGTTTATATTAATGCGTTGCCATACATTGACGGTGACATCCAAAGCCAACTGCCGAAACTAACTTTTATTCCTTAACGGAGGGACTTGATTAATGTATATTGCAGATTTCTTAAATAACGTATCGGCTGCGCAGGTTCAACTCCTGTATGAAGATACTTTTCAATTCTTGATTGACCCAGATAAAGAATCCCTCCTACAACGGATGGGCAAAAAACCCGACCCCGGCGTTCTGAGTCAATACAAACTGATGGATGATTTTGTCACCCTTGAGTTTTCCGACGACCCTGATGTTTTGGCTTATCTTGTGAAGCAAAACCTAGCAATCGCTTCTGTGATTTCCACTGATGGTGAGGTTGTCTCAACGGGTGCGGGGAGCTTGATTAAGATTGATGGGGATTTCTTTAAACTGGCGATCGCCCATAACTGGGACGAAAAGAAACAAGAGCAAATGTTGAAATTTAAACGGATGATGCCCGGCAATATGTCGCAAACTTTTGTGGATATGCTGTTTGGTTCCGTTGCCAGTCTACAGCCTAGAGTTGTCAAACTTGCAAACGTTCTGACTTGGCAAGTATTACAGTCTGGTCAAGTCTCCTATACCGACCCCCGCTCCGGTGTAACTGCCAGATTAGCTTATGCCACTACAGCCGATCAGTACCCTACCGCTTTAACTGGAACCGCCCGATGGGATCAGTACGCTACAGCCACGGGATTGCAAGATATTGAGGATCATTTGCTCAATTTCTACGATAAGAAGGGATATTACCCTGACAAGATTGTGATGAGCAATCGTTTGGCGATCCATTTAAGTCGCCAAGAATCGACCCGCAACAGGGCACTCTCTACTGGGATGCTGTCTAATGTCCCTGCTGCGGGGGTGGCTAGTGCCGTTTCTCCTGAGATTTTGATGAAACTCGTACCTCAGTTGGCAATGTCCAAAACTCAATTAGAGATTTACGATGCCCAATACGAGATCGAAACATCACCCGGTCAAACAGTGAAAGGGCGTTATCTGAACGATAACTCTTACTGTTTCCTAACCTCTGGCATGGGTAAGCGATTGTTCGGCCCCACAATTGAAAATGAAGGGAGATCCGGTCTGTTTGTCAAAACCGAACAATTACAAACATCCCCAGCCCGTGACCGCTCTTATTGTGTAGGAAAGATGGTTCCCTTCTTCCCCCAACCTGACTTATTAGGAGGTCGGACAGTCGCATGATCGACATCACTAGACCGGTAAAACTTCTCAAAATGGCGGTTAATCGTGGGAATATCTATCACCCTCGAATCTACAACCCTGGAGAATTGCCAGAGGAAGTGTTAGCACGGCTTGACATCATCCAACAGGATGAAGTGAAAGAACCCGTGCTAACTCCAACCATCAATAATTCAGATGTCAAAGTTGAGAATAGCATCTCCTTCTCTGTGGAGGCTCCGAATACAATTCCGAAAACCTACCCCACTGAAACCGTTGTTATTGGTGCTGTCTTACCCAAAACAGATGTTAATAAAGCCACAATTGACGAGCTTTCTAAATTGCCGGGTGTTGGTGCTGCGATCGCCACTAAACTTGACAAAGCACGGGAGCAACAACCCTTTACCTCTGTTGAGGATTTAGATACAAGAATCCCACTTAGAGGGAAGTCTTGGGACGAATTAAAAGAATCTATTTTGATCCAATGATTTACACAACTCCTGACCGCATAGCTCGAATATTAAGAGGGAGGCTTGAACTCAGTACAACCGCGTCGGGTGTTCCCTTTGGATCTAGCTTTGGCGCCAAGGAAGTTGACCTGGAATTGTTGGATCAAAAAGGCAGTCAAATTGAGGCTCAGGTAAATTCAATTCTTAACTTTGTTTATGAGTTGCCAATACCTTCAAATGCCCGCGATGCCTTACAGATTATTAGTTCTATTGTTGAGGATTTGACGGTCGCTTCCCTTGCTGTGGTGCATTTTCAACAGATGCAAAACCCACAAATGGGGGGAGATATGGGATTTGGGGCCATCCTTTACCGGAATGCTTTGTACACCCTTAGACAGTATGTAGCGGGTTATCAATTAGATTTCAACATCCCTGGTTTACCTCCTTCTATGGTTAACCCGATGATGCCAACACAAACCTTGAAGTTGCCCGGCGTTAAGTTGAAAGTTTTGACCCCAGGAACATATACCCGTCAAACCACAATTGTTGCTCAAAAGAATCCCTGCCAAGCTGATAAAATTAATTGGAGTTAAAAAGAAAAATTAATTATGATCAATGCTTTTGTAGATAGAGCGCCGTTAAATGGATTTATATTAGAAAGACAGAGGACAATCCCCGTCACTGTTACAGTAACGGGGACGGGGTTAACGGGTGGGAAACTTAAATTCGTAGCTAAAGATTTGATTGCTTTGCCCGACTTAGATGATTCCCGATCTAAGATTATTAAGACTACCCCGACTCAAATTGTTGTTGATACTGAAGCTAGTAATAGTCAAAGGATTGTGGCTCGATTTGATATAGGGCCGTTAGACACTAATGCGTTAACAGTTGATACCCTTTATTGGGGTATTCAGTTTGAAACTTCGGTCGGTGTGATTCCTTTTAACGAATTACAAGGGATTCTAAAGATTGAAAATGATCGGGTTAAAACTTTAGTTTAAAGGTGCGAGGATAGAATGATTGACTTTCCAACTTTGTTTCCGAGTCTTGTTAAATACATCCCGAACTGGATG